CATCTTTACAATTTGAATCATTGCCGTTTGTACAATACTGGAAATAGTTGTCCTCGCCATCTTGTATAACTTGCAGTTGTAAGTCGTTACCTACTTGGTTGATGTAAATTTCATTTGCATAACAGGTTTGAGCACCAAAGTATAATGCTATTACTAAAATTCCTAAGTGTGTTCCTGTAAGTTTCATTGGTTCTGCCTTATATCTATAGAGTTAATACCAGCACCTAGTCTATAATCTAGTATTGCTTCTCCTTGTTGCTCTACATTAATAATATATCCCCCTTCTTGGGACAATCTTAATTGTGTCATGTTTACAACACCTGCGTCTGTTCTTCTAAATATGTAATTAGGGTCTGCTTTTTCTAATTCTATTCTTGTATCTGGATCGTAGCCAAATTGTTGGTCTGCAAAAAATTGTTCGTTTTGTTTGTCTAGTTCGTTTCTAAACAATGCGGCTAATTGTAGATTAAGTTGATCTATCATATCATATAACAGTTCACCTAGGTAATAATCTGTTCCACGCATTAAGTCTGTTACCCATATATCTTTGATACTATCCGTAAGTGCATCGGTATCAAGGTCATCGAATTCTAAGTAATCAATATCTAAGAATTCAAACTGAGCTCTTTGCTTTTTAAGTATTTCTATTTCTTCTTCGTCGTAAGGACTACGCTTTCTTAATATTAAGAGCGATCCTATTTGTTTTTCATCTAAGTCTAGTACCAATGGCTTTGACGGCTTTTGGTAACTGCTTTTTATCTGTGTTGTTTGAAATGCTTGATTCATAATAACAAAACCTGTGTCGCTTTCAACACTAATTTCGCCTACTATACATGTACCGTTAGTATCACAACTAGGTAGCAATGTAACCATTGTACCACCTATTTCGTCTACAAGCATTATGAAATCTGTACCACGTACACCGATTGTTGCACTTGGTGTTCTTATTTTTACGTTTTGTTGATAACGTTTTGCTATTTGTCCAGAAGCGTACCTTACTGTTCCTAATGACGCTTTTAAACTAATTGATCCTATATCGTTTGCTGGATCATATACAAACTCGTCAATTAAAAGTCTGCTATGGTCTGTGAGATCAACACGGGTGTCATCCACAAAGTCAATACGCATTTTACCTTTTGCAGTAACTGCTGTATCCATACTTTGCACACCTACACCCGTGCCGCCTTGAATAACCTGACGATCCCTTTCTAGTACACCAGAACCTTTTATTTCGCCAATTGCGCCTGCATCAGGACTAGCGAATGCCGGCAAACTAGAAAGGGCCACGCATATTGCGATGCCCGACTTAATCAGATTGCGTAATATCAACATCTTGGTTATCACCGCTGAAAGTTGCTTCGATTATGTTATCTCCCAAACCGCTTTGAGTTATATCATAAGTGCTTCCGCCACCAGTTACATCAATGTTAATTGTGTGTCCGTTAACGTCACCGTTACCGTCTACATCAATAGTGAATGTGTTACCAGTGTTAGCAAGACTTGCACTATTATCACTTGTTAGTGTAAGTGCTACGCTTTCACCATCAATGTTAGATGTAACGGTGTTGCCGTCACCATCGATAGTAAAGTTTGCTACTAAGTCTTGTGCATCTGCTGCTTCACCTGCATAAATTGTAAATGCGTTTGAGTCACCATTTGTTGTTATATTTGCTGTTACGTTTTCACAATTGACACCTGAAGTTTGATCGCAAGTCATAGTTACACTATTACTATCTCCAATAAAACTCCACGTACCAGTATACGTATTCCCTTTGATAACCGCCGCTATCGTGTTTGAGTCGCCTTGCTGAGTAATACTAAATGTCATGTCGTCGCCATCTAGTGTTACGTCAGTAGTTGCTGTACCAATCACGTTGTTGGAACCATCCTGTACTATGTCTAAATCTAAATTATCACCTACTTGGGCAATATAGATATCATTAGCATAAGATGGAACGGCTATTAAAAGTGATACGCATGTTAGAACGCCTGTAATTATATTTTTCATATTTTTAGCCCTCTTCTGAAACCCCATCTGTTTCAGAATTTTCATTTATTGTCTCTATAGATTCAGTGGTATCCTCCTTGAATGACCATAAACGCTTACGTTCTCCTTCGTAAATGAGTTCAATAACACCCTGTTCTACCGCTGCCCTCACAGCATAGTTTACAGGCTCATTTACAGAAAACCCAGCTTCTGTCTCTACTAATTTAGTTCCTAAATCAAAGAACTTAAAGATATCCGCTCCGGATCGATAGCTTGCGATTGTTTTCTCGGTTGCTATACTCATTAGCACCTTTCCTGTGCTAACGCTTACTAGCCTCATGACTACAGTAACAGTGTCCACTCGGTACTCTGTCTGTACGCCTAAGCCTAAATACCTTGCTCCAGCACCGCCAACGGCTGTGTTGCTGTCATATCCAACAACTCCGCCTTCCAGTATCAAACCTGCAAATAGCATTGGTTTGAGAGGGGTCGGTCCTGAAGGTAATTCTTTTTCATATACCTCTCTTGTTTGCCTTATTAATTGCCTTTCTTTTATTAAATTGTCCATTCCAACACGTTCAACAACATCGAACCATTGTCCTTTGCCTACGTCTTGGAGGGCCTTAATGACCCAAACTTCACTGCCTTGTGTTACTGCACTACTTAAACTTGCTACCATGTCCGAAGGTTTACGTTGACCAGTTTTATCATTAAAGCCATAAACGGCTATAGTAATTTTTGGTCCGTTAACTCCTGGAACATCTTCCATACGTTTTTGTATTGGACTCTCTTGCAAGGTAGGAGATGTAGCAGTATCCTCAAGTATTTGTAAACTTGGGTTCATTGCACATCCGCCTAGCATAGCAAGTGCTGTTAAGATTGCTAGGATTTTCAAAAGTTAAACTCCCCTAGTCCTGGAATAGTAATCTCTGTAACTGATCCATCTTCTCCAGTAATTGTAAGTGTTATCGATCCTGTTACTGGATCTTTAATCCATGATATTGTGTTACCTTCAACATCTGCTGTACCAGTATTTGCACAAGTGTCGCCACAATCAGCAAACATAGCATCAACCATTTGCTTACTAAGTGTTGCGTAAATTCTACTTTCTAAGTTTCTAATAAACTTATTGAGAACGCTATTTTCTAATTCACGTTCTATTCGCCTTGCTTCTGCGTCTGCTTCTTTACGAAGTTCTTGCTTGCGATTATGTTGTAATTGTTCTACACTTAAAACGTGTGTAGAGTAACCATTGCCATAATGAAATGCTGGATTTTTAAATTTCCATGTTAGTTCAGTTGCGCCGGCTGGCGAAAAAACAAGTACTAGTGTTAGTGCTAGTAGTTGAGTAAGTTTCTTCATATTTCATCTCCGTTGTGAACGCCCTCACGCTCTGTTCATCGAATTACCAATTGTATTTAGTCATCTGTAGGACTAGAAACTGTTACAATCTATAATAATTGTTACAAATGTAACAAGGCTTTTGTGCGGAAATGTTATACTAGGGTGGCTTGCATACTCATGCCACGTTGTTGTCCATTTAGATACAGGGCACCGAGTTTGAATTTGTCTACAGCAACTGATAAATCTTCAAAGTGTAGTGTAGTAATATTGTCACCACTTGCTTTCATAAGGAGCATACTTGTGAAGTCTTGCTTTGCTTTATAACTTGCAAATGCTACAGGAGCAATAGTCATAGGCGTATGGTTTGGGTATGAACCTGCCGCTTTAGATATTAAAGCATCATCTGCATTAGGATATGCATACTGTAGTAGACGTTTGAATATTTGTTGTTGTTCGTTAATCATAAGTGGAGTAGGTTGAGTACCTTCCTCGACTTTTAAGTATTGCGGATCACTTAATACTTCTGTAATGTTAGGTAATGTTTTTGCACTTTGACGTGTTGACTTAAACATGCTTACGCTCTTAGGACATTTCTTAGGATCTATTCTGCTTTCAGAACTTCTAATGTAAGTGTCTAATGGGTAGTCGTTCATTGCTGTCCAACGTCCGCCACCTTTGCCGCCTGCTGATGTTTTAACTTCAACAAGGTCATTGCCGTATTTTAAATCATAACTTGCTTTAGGATCTGTACCTGCTGTAACCTTTCTATGGAAACATGCAATAGCAAGTTCGCCCGGGCCTGCTTCACCTGCGTTTTTACCAATTAGACCTGGATCGTTAATCATTGCCTTAAACATTGTTCTTGCTGTTTGGCTACCTTCGAACCAAGTGTCCATTGATTGCGGTGTACCTGAATTATCAAATAATGCTTCTGGCTTGATGCAATTTGTTGTAGCAAACTCTTTTAAGAATGCAACTTTATCGTTAGTAGGAATTTCTAGCTCAATGATCATTTGTGCTAGTCTGTTAACAAATTTTTCTGCGTCACTATCTGATTTAAAATACTTTGTTGAAACTCTAGTAATGCCGCCTTTACGTAGTATAGATTCTACTCTGTGTAATATGCTAGTATCATCTACACGCATAACTCTGTCAGCAACCTGTTGTTGTAGGTCTTTTACTTCTTTGTCGTCATAAGTGTCTGAACCAACATTGAGGTTGGCCATTTTCTTAGCAGGTATTTCATCACCTGGTGCTTCAACTAATTTAAAATCTTGATAACGCATGTATTGTTAATCCCTATATAGAATATTTATCTAATTTAGGAAACAACATGTCGGTGCAGAAACGATCTACATCTTCTTCTGCAAGTCCAAGTGTTTTCATTACGTTTGCTGTGTGGGGATTTTGTTGCTGATTTTCACAATAATAGTTCTGTGCGGCTAGTGTCATATACTTGTCGCCATAGCCTTGAAACTCGGGTACTTCGTCAAACCATGCTTCTAAGTTTGCTAGTGCTAGATCAATAATTGCAACAGCCTCTTCTTCTGTACGTACATTGCCCGCGGCAATCATACTATCTGTAAAAATGTTTTGAGCCCATTCAGGAAGTGTTCTTTGTTTAGTTGGTACAAAGTCTTTTACAGCATCTCTATAACCTTCTACCATTGGATGGTCATCGCCACCACTACTTGCACTAAAGTCATGGAAGGCTCCAGTCATTTTATTTTTACCTGCAATAACATCAAAGCCGTATATTGGAGCATCGTTGTCTAATGTTGGAAAACAACATACATGCATCATCCATAAGCCTTTAGACTCACGTGCATCTACAACGTCTATGTGTGCTCTGCGTACATATTTGTTAGCCCATACACGATTGATCCAGCCATTGTCAGGCTGATTAAAATGCGACAGCCCTGGCTCTTCTATTTCGTCTGCATGTTTTTCAAATATTTCTAATATTTGATCCTGACACTCAATCAGTCTGTCCCATATAATGCTCAATGTCTAACTCCATTAGTTCTTTAAATAAATTTGTTGCAGAGTCAAAAACGTATTTTGCTTCTTCGGCCATATCGTCGTTGATTTTTGCACGGACTTTGTCCTTGAGTACAGAGGTATCTTCATCAAATTGATACATTCTGGCCTCACCTGGTATACGTTTTTTAATCATTTGTCCGCCGCTAAGGTCACCCATATGTAACACATATATGTGAGCCATTATTTTTGCTGGATCAGCCATTATTGTTTTCATGTGACTGATGTACTCATTTGTACTTTCAACTATCGGCGGTGGTAGTTGATTATTCCATAATTCTAAGTAATCATCATGGATTGCGTTCTTACGTCTTATTGCATGTAGATCATCTAGTAAACCGTGTGTAGTTGCAACAGCTTCTAATAAATCATATTTCTTATGTTGATTCCATAAGTATGTTGCGTAGAACTGTGGATTAATTTTTCCACTCATCAATACTTTAACAAACTCTTGTCTTTCTGCTTCTTTATGATGTTCCCATGTTAATTCTTTTAAATTTGCCATATTACCCGTTTTCTTCAACTCTTATTTGCAGGGGAAATCCCTGGTTTCTACTAAGTGTTGTTGCTTCAGCTGCTTTAACTTCTGCAATCTCATATGAGTAAACTCCTACAACACCACTTCCTTCTGTATGTATCGTCATTGTTATTTCTTCTGCCGCAGCCTGGCTGTGTTTGAATACAGATATTAATAATGACACGACCCATTCCATAGGCGTTGCTTCATCATTAAGAAATACTACCTTGTATTGACTAGGTTTCTTAATCTCTTGTTTGATCTTTTCATCTAGTTGTATATCTACTGACATTTTCTTTCCTCTAAAAATGGGGGAGTAGTTACACTCCCCCTAGACTAGTTACTTCTCAGCAACTTCACCATCGATTGTAAGACCATCATTGATCTTAATTTTCTTTGGTTGTAGTTCCTCAGGAACCTCACGCTTCAAATGAATGTTAAGCATACCTAGTTCAAGGCCTGCACTTTCAACATCAACGTGATCTGCAAGTGTAAACTCCCTACGGAAGTTACGTCCGCCAATACCTTTGTGTAGGTAATTGACGTCTTCGTCTCCTTTAGGTGCTGTTCCTTCAATCTTTAGGATATTTTTATCTTTCTCGATTGAAAGATTATCCATGCCAAAGCCAGCAACCGCTAATGAGATCATATACTCATCTTCGTTTATCTGTGCAATGTTATATGGGGGATACCCTTGTCCTTTAGCAGAATTTTCGAATACTCTGTCCATTTCGTCGAACATTCTATCGAATCCTACAAAGTGTCTGTGAATTGAGGGTAAGTCTAAGGTTGATATTCTTGTCATAGTTTTCTCCTTTATTAAGCAAGATTTATATTAAAGAGTCCTTTCGGCACTCTACCTAAATGTATTGGGGGAACCATTCCCCCTCTACACGTTTATTTATCATTGTAAAACCGCTACTATATCCTTTTCGGTGATAGTTGTGTATTTTACATCTGATATTTCATATGATTCGCTGACGTTTGGGTTGACTAGTATTCTAGCACCAACTTCAACTTCAGGCACGATAAAGTTACCTCTATCATCATAATTACCAGGGCCAACAGCTACAACCTCAGCTTCCATAATAGTATCGGGCTGAGCTTTAGCAATAAAAATACCGCCTGCTGTTTGCTCTTCTGGTTCGTCTACCTTGATAATTATCTTATCAAGAATTGGTCTTAAGTTCATAAGTATTCCTATAAAATTATATTGTACTACAATTTAAACTTAAAGTCAACAATAAAGAATGCAACATCCTTTTCGAAACTCTTGTCATAGTCGACTTCGACATATGGTACAACAGTAAATTTGTCACTTACTTTATACTCTAATCCTGTAAAGGTTTGTAAGTGACTGTAACCTGCCTTACCTGAACTGTATGTTAGGTTGAATTGGGGCTCGAACGTAATAAACGGCTTACCTCCAAAGACAGTAACGTTGCTTGGCTTATAACCAAACTGTGGACGATAACGTAAGACGTTATCTTTGCTTTCTCTGATACGATGTTCAATACGATGATTGTACCATAACGCACCTGATCGAAAGCCTTTCATTTGCGCTCTGAACCAATGTTCTTCACGCTCTCCTTTTTGTACATTCCTGTACTCTAATCTGTAAGGAGTTCCTGTAAAGTCCTTCCTTACGATTATTTGTGAAACATCTAAGTTGATGTTTTCTCTTATGCCTAATGTGAATCCGCTATCTGAGTGTTTAACAAAGGTGTTAGTTTCAACATAGTCAAAGTCTTCTGCATGAGCAAAAGTTGCTGTTAATAACAGCATTAATGATATAATAAATTTCATTTTAATAGTCTCCATATTTATAGGCCCTAATGAAAAGGCCTATATGATTAGTTTTTTATTTTTATAGTACGAGTGTTGCGCCGCCGGCGCCTACTAACAGTAGCATCCATATTCCAAGAGCGTTGGCATACTTCCTCCACGGTGTACCAAAGTACATCTTACCAATCGCCATGCATTTATGCATAGGTGATACTAAGTATCCTGCATAATCCAAAGCAAAGAACCATACAAAGTATTCAACTCCGTATACTAATGATAAGATTGTTGTGATAGCCGCAAATCTACTGCTTGATCCAAACGCAAAGGCTGAACCAAATGCAATAGCACTAAGGGTAATAAACCCTTGAGTAGTATTGATATCAAACGCTGAGTTTTCTAAGTATGCTTTAACAACGTCAGTGTATTCTCTTGCAAAGTTAGCCATTATGATAATAACAGCGACCCAAGCTATTAACCTAAAGTCAACAAAGCTCAGTAACTTTTTGTAATCCCATGTCATAGTTAAAACCATGTAATAGAATAACAAACCGCCAAACACTAACCAAGGGTCTAAGCCTGCTATTGGTTTAAGTGCTAGTGCGATAGCAAATAAGAAAGGTACTACATTTCTTAAAACGTTAGAAACTTTAAAATGAGTTTTTTGAATATTAAGTTCAATATCATCTTCTTTGATAAAGAACATTATATACGCAAATACTAATCCTAAAGATACAATTAACAGTGGCAGTAGTGAATATACTACAGCACCGTATGTAATACTAAATGCAGCCATCGGTATGAGAATTGTCTTCTCAAGTGGTGACCACACATAGTAGTGGTGTGTCGACAAGTAGTCGATGATGCCAAATTTTTCTCGTCCTTTTGTTCCTTTCGGAGGAGCGATAGTGTCTAGCATACCAGCTGATATTGTCACACGACCAGATACTGGGAGAATACCTGTAAACGCACTCATCAATCCAACAATCACACGTTTAGATTTAAACACTTTTTGAATGTAAGCATAAGCGCCTGCAAACAAATTATGTTCTTTAATCAAACCTGCAATCATCATAATGAACGCAATAAACAGTAGGTATTCTTGCCCCTTGTACAGCAAGTGTAAGTTTTCCAAGGTCATTTTTATCTCCTAATTACCTATTGTGTGAGACTCATAAACCTGATTATGAGTTTGTGTACAACGAACAAACGTTGTACATTTTGCTAGTTGTTTTAGTTTCATTGCACCTGCATAGGTACATGTACTACGCACACCGCCAAGGATCTCTTGCACTGTTCGGGCAACTTCTCCTTTGTAAGGCACTAACACTGTGCGTCCTTCTGATGAACGATAATCTTTCAGTCCACCAAAATGTTTGTCGTTTGCACTAGTACTACTCATACCGTAGAACTGTACAAACTGTTTTGTTTCTTTTACATAACTTCCGGTTGCTCCCGAAGGTATTATTTCATTCGTAGCGTAAGTCTTTGTAATTACTTCGCCGCCACCTTCATCGTGTCCGGCAAGCATTCCACCTAGCATTACGAAATCAGCACCTCCAGCAAATGCTTTAGCCACATCCCCAGGAGTAGTACAACCACCATCAGCGATAATATGACCGCCAAGGCCATGAGCGGCGTCTGCGCATTCAATAACAGCTGATAGCTGAGGATAACCAACCCCAGTTTGTATACGAGTAGTGCAAACACTACCAGGACCAATACCAACTTTAATAATATCCGCTCCAGCAAGAATAAGTTCCTCCGTCATTTCTCTTGTTACAACATTTCCAGCAATAATAGTTAAGTTTGGAAACTGATCTCGTACTTTCCGTACTCTTGCTGCAAAATGATCACTATAGCCATTTGCAATGTCCATACATACATATTGTAATTGATCATATACTTGTGCTTGTACGTCAACTAACTTTAAAAAGTCCGCATCGCTTGAACCTATACTCATAGCAACATTATTTGTACGCTCTGATATGTCACTACCAAAGTACTCTACAAGTTCCTCTACTGAATATGTTTTAACTAAACATGTAAAGATATTGCCTTCGGCAAGTTTATCTGCCATTTCAAATGTACCAACACCGTCCATGTTACTTGCCATAATAGGCACGCCTTGGTAGTCTATTTTACTGTTACGAAAACTAAACTTTCGTTCTAGTGTTACTTGACTACGACTTTTTAGTGTACTACGTTTAGGACGAATAAGAACATCCTTGTAGTCTAGTTTCATATCTTCTTCGATACGCATTACTTCACTTCTCCATAGTTAAATGATATTGAAAGTCTGTCACGCCGTGACGTGTTGCCTTGTACTGAATGTTTAAGCCAACTAGGAAAGACATATAGTGCATTAGTCTTTGAAGCATAACTTGCTCTTGTGCTTGTAAAGTATGTGTGTTTTTCTACATCAAGAGGCATGTGATAATCTGCATTATCGCTTCTTTCAAACTGTATGTTTCCTTGAGAAGGGTCTGCTTCAATGTAGTACACACCACTTAGTACACTTCCTACGTGATTGTGCAAGTCATTGTAAGCACCCGGTGGGTTGATGTTTATCCAAACATTGTAAAGTTCTAAAGGTTTTAGACCAACTTGATTAGCACAGAAGTTTACTTCTTCTGTGATAGTATCCATAAGCCTATCAAGTGCTTTAGACTCACCTGCTTTTAGATTAGGACTTTGATATCCGCCGTAGTTGCTTAGAACTTGTGTTGGTACATCTTTCTTTAACTCATAAGCATATGCTTTTAAGTCTTCGTTCTTACCAACATGAATCATTGAGCTCCAGACAACACTAGGGAACCACAACTCTGTGTGCATCGCCATTCTAGAATCCTAAGTCGTTTTTTCTCTTGGCTAGGTTTTTCTTATGCCTATTGATTGCCGCTTTCTTTTTACGGTTACGCTTTTCGCAGGGCTTTTCGTAATACTCTCTTTCACGTACTTCTTGAATAATACCTGCTTCTTGTACTTTCTTCTTAAAGATTCTAAGAGCTTTGGTAACATCATTGTTACGCACTTCTACAGTAAGACCTTTAGGTTGTTCTTTAGGTTTACTATCCCAACGCTTGCCGCTGTTGAAGTTATTAAATTTATTATTTCTTGGCACTAAGTTCTCCTTCCTTTAGTTGTTGTAAGTCGTATATTCGATTCAAACTTAATTTATTATACACTGTTTCTACCGCATTTGTCAACCAATAAGTATTGGTTTGAGATATAATATACGATGCAAGATCTCTTACTTGAGCATCGCATTGATCGAGGTCCATAATAGTCTTATCACACATTTTAACTAAAGTAAGAAGCCAATCTAAATCATGGTCATGTGCAGGCTGTGAGTAGATATACAAGTTAAAACTTATATTCCAATCTTGTATTATTGTTTGAAATTCTTCTTTTAAGTCTGCACTTGGATATATCAACAGTATGTTAGGATCACTATTATGCAATATATCCGGTGGAGTAATTACTTTGATTTGAGGCATGTATTATTTTTTCAACCGTTTCCAAATAGTATCGTCTGATTGTTCGCCGTTCTGCACGTACCCTTCTTCGTCTGGTACCCACGGTAACTTGTCAATCCTACCTTGTATATATAAAGTTTTCCAACTCTTAAGGTTCTCGTCTGGATTATCTAGTTTCCATTGACGTTTGCGTTCGGCTATAGATGCATCTGCCTCAAGTGCATCTATGTGTTCACGTCTTTGTTGTTCTGCTTGTGTTTGACTTGCTTTAAGTCTTAGGTCTTTTTTTTTAGATTCTTCTATTTCGTTTCCGTAGAAGAATGCATTTTTTGTATCTGGGTAGTTTGTACCTTCATCAGGCTGTACTTCGTCTTGTTCCACTTGTACATCTGTTCCATCTGCATCGGTAGTATCATCTTCTGGTACCACGTCTCCCACAGACTCATCTGTATCAACAGGATCTGGTTCAACATCCTCTGGCTCCTCTGGCTTGGCAGGTTCTACTTCGAAGCCTGGATTGGCCGCAATCATTTCTGCTCTCATTCTTTCGTAATCTTTCCACTCTTCTTTGTCGAGCTCAGGCTTACGTTTTCTATTCCATTCGAATGTGTATTGACTTGCAATTAGTAATAGAACAGCCAGTGGATCAAATACAAATATAATTGTAATAATAACCCAACGCACCGCTTCTTCTAATAAGTTTTTATTTGCTTGTTCGCCATATACAAATTCAGCAATGTATTTGATAGGTCCTACTTCTGCTTCTAGTTTTCTATACTCTGATTGTAGTTCAAATTTCTGATCAGTAAGTGTTTCTATTTCTACATTTGCTGTGCGAACTCTTTCGAACTGTTCGTCTAGCAATTCATCAAGGTTAACATCATCTGTGCCTAACTTACTTCTTAGTCTATTAATAAGTTCATTAGACTGTGCAATATTTTCTTCTGCTACAGTTCTTAATCTTTTAATTTCATCACGTGCCGCTACTACTGTAGGCGAGTTAGCAGACTCTTGTATCTTTGTTACCCACTCTGCACGTTCTTGTTTCTTTGCTTCTTTCCAGTCGCCGATCTTTTCTGCTGTCTTTTTACCAAAGATCCCATCAGCACTAGCACCGATCATTTGTTGTGCTTTTTTAACTTCGCCGTTGTCTACATAACCCTGTAGAGTTTCTAGGTCTGCATCAATTTTATCTAATTCGTTTTGGAACAGTTGTGTTACATTTGCAATAATTGCATTCTGTTCGTCAATAGCAGGTTGTATACGATCGTATGCTGTGTCAATACGATCTTGCTCTTTATCAATTTGTTCTTGTATTTGTGTGTCGTTATTAAATGTACTAGATTCTAATTCTCTAATCTTATTTTCAGCACGACCAATTTGACCAATGTATCTTGTAATCTCATCATCAATACGTTCTATCTGTGCAACGCTTTCTTCACCTGCACTAGTTTGTTCGATGTGTGCTTTAGATAGGAAACCAAAGATACCCATACTTGTTATAAGCATGAGAACGAAAACCGCAGAGGCAAGATAAGTTCTTAACCACCAAGCGGCCTTACTCCAATGTTTGTGTAACCAGACAGCGGTCACAAGTTTACCAACCTCTAGCACACCACCCATGATCATAATTGGGATAGCGGCGGCTGCGAATATAGCAACCAGTCCTGCTACAGAATAGTAAATTGCCACGGCCGATATTGCAAGGGCCGTGATTAGTGTTAGTATGCCTAGTAACATTGTATTTCCCTCTATGTATTTATCGTTATTTTCGGACAAAATGCCACCTTGCATCGTCAAGATGCTTTTTACATACAGTTTCTTCAAAGTGTCGTGAACGACCTTTTACAGTTACTTGACTATAAATTATTCTACAAAATCCTCTACCTTGCGGATATCCGTGTACAGCCTTAACATGACCCATTGCATTACGTTCGTACCAACTAATAACCTTGCCGTAGTCGCTGTCTAACGCCGTATAAAAGGCGGCTGTTTGTTTTTGCTTCTGTTGCTTGTCTAGTCCGTACTTACTTGTAATATACAAGCCGTTTACAACATCAACCATAACACTTGCGCCACTGGTTGGACTTTTAACAGCAGGAACTTCTACAGCTCTAGTCTGATAAGGCGTAGTTGTTGAACACGCCCCTAGACTAATTATGGTTGCCGTTAATATTAATGATTTCAGTGCTACCGTCAAGTTTCTCACAATACACTCCTCTAGTAGGAATTACCTTCCCGTTTCTAAATTCATTATACCAAAACTCTTTACACCCTGCATCAATACCTGCACGTTGTATAGCAACCTGTTGTCCTGGGCTATCTGTACAAGAATGAGTTGCGTCACTTGATACTTGTTCTCCATCTTTTAGGTGAACAGTTTCTTCAGTGTAACAGTATGGCGCCTTGTAGTCAAAGTAGTCGGGTGTTGATGTACACCCTACACTACTAATTACTACTATTGTCAGCAATAGATACTTGACCATTCTTTGCCTCCTGAATCAAGCGATCAAAAGTTTCAAGTGGCATTTTAATTCTTACATATGTATGAATGTTGCCGGTAGATGCAAGTTGGTAAGACTTCTTCTTAACTTCAAGATGCTCTCTAATAACAGTATCTTCAACTGAGTGTCTTACAAACGTTCTAGTTGTACGACTGTTATCTTTGATGTCTACTTCTGTGAAACTATTTACAGTACCGTTAATGCGTTCTGCATAACCTTTTACAGCGAAACTATATGCTTGTGATTCACTTGCTTGTTCGTACATGCTTTCGCCCATACCGCAAGCATACGCATAGTCAGTTTTCCAAAACAAGAATCCTTCAGAGCCAATTTGCTCACAGTCTTCGTACCACTTAGGGTTTGCTTTAGTTTCTCTAATATCAATAGTCGTCATCGAACTACATGCTCCAAGTGTCAGAATGACACCTGCGATTGTAGCCGCTTTAAACATATTCTTCATTTTAGCCTCCAATTAGCCTATTCATTAAGTTTATAGTATAAGTTCAAATTAAAAGAATGTCAACCACTTTTATGGCCAACGGTAAAAGATGTGTTGTCCGATACGTCCTACTATATCTAAAGTAGGTGCCCACTTAGGTGAAACATAGGTTGCATGATAGTGTGTTGCACCTTCGGTGATGCCTCTATATTTGCCTTCGTACACAAGTCGATATGCTATTTCTTGTGATTGCATCCAACTATCTACGTTGTGTGTTGCATCACTACGACCATCACACCACCAACTGAACTGGCACTTATTACGAACAGGATTGTACTTACGCTCGCTTTCGTGTAGGTCAGCATGTTGGCGAGTCTTCCAACTCTCTTTTACTGGTCCTTGTTTAACTACATCACAGATAGTGTTTGGATAACGTATATCGTTAACACGATTAAGAACAACATCAGCAACAGCATATTGTCCTGCAATATGATCTGCTCTTGCTTCGTGATAAATGTTAATTGCTAAACAGTACAGCTCTGGTGCTTCTGTTTGTGTATACATTTCTCCTGGAATAGGATCTTGAAATGTTGAACTTGCCGCATGTGCTGACAAGAATATTGTTGCAATAAATGTTAATGATTGAATAACCCGTTTCATACTTACCTCCGCATCTTTGCAATTTCTTCTGCCTGTTTAGTGCCACGCATAACAGGAACAGCATTTGACTTATGCATTGTAGCAATACCTACAATAAGATCACCTGTATACTTTGGTGACTCTTTCTTAGTACCACCCGAACAACCTCTATTAAATGTACCGTTCTTGATTGCTTCTTCCATTGCAGAAGGAATCTTTGGTTGCTCTCTACGCCACGATGTATCTGGTGTGTACGTGCCTCTACTTTTTACAGGGGCTTTGTATTCACCTCGAACATACGAAATGTAGTCGTCTACTGTGTCGTACTGTAATGAGTGATTGTTTGCTCGACGCATTGCTTTGTTGTGCTTGCGCCATTCGATAGTATACCTTTCGATATCTTTCTGTGTTAGAGGCTTTTTCTTACGCTTCTTAGTACTGATGGTACTAAGGCCTCTAGCTAAATGCATTGTCATGTGCCTACTCCGTGCCTATATTATTGTTATACTATAGCACGGAATAGACGTTATGTCAACCTTTATTTTGTCATCTTAGCGACAGCGGCATCATAGTCTTCACGACTTACTACACCTTCACGCAATAACTTATCTCTATTAACTAGATGTTTTGCCGCAATCTCTTCTTTGCTTCCGCCAAAGTATGCTACAGCATGTCCCTCTTCAACAAGTATTTCAGTGACTCTTCTGCCGTCAATAAGGAAGTCTCCAAGGATTCTTCCGAACTTGCCTTTTTTGTCTTCTCCGCTACGATCAATTTCTGTTTTAAGTATTTGGATTGATCCAATTGGTAGCATGTCTTTAAGTCTTGCTTTAGATGCCAGTCCAAATGTTTTCTCTACTTTGTCTCTTGTTCTTGATTCAGGAGTATCAATTCCCATTATACGAACACGTTCTCTGTGCATCCATATACCAAACCCTAAATCGATATCTATATCAACAGTGTCTCCGTCTACTATACGCAACACCTTACATTTATATTCGTACATACTTGCCCTCTCTTATAATTATATGCCCGTATTATTTAGTCATAAAAAAAGGTGCATCAAGCACCTTTCCTTATCAAATAGATATTTGTACTAAGTTATAACTTAATATTAAAGCCCACTACAAACTCTCTATCTGTGCTATCAAAATCGTCATCCATTTTAGTTAGGATCTGAGCATTAAGCTCGACTCTTTCATTAATAGCCATTCTAGCACCAACAGCTGCATAACTGTCTTGTGCGTCAAAGTCTAAGAAGTCACCTTCTAATGAGCTAACATCGTAGCCTACTTCAACATATGGTGTTACACCAAATACCGGTGCTTCAATACCTACATATGGACTTAATACTAATCTGTCATTGGCAAATGAATCACCAAAGTCATAGTGTGCTTCTGCAACACCATAAACATTTAGATTAAGTAATGTAAGGTCAGCTCTTTTAGATAGATTCAATCTGTAATCATCTGTGGAGCCGTTGCTAATAACTTGTAAGCCAAGATTAGCTACTGGGCCATTAACGCCCAATGAGAACACATCTGCTCCGTCTGCGAAGTCAGCGTGAGTTCCTGTTGCGTAGCCGAAAGATAAATCTCCCTGTACAGCCGTTACGCTTACGCCAGTTTTGTCGAAGTCATCGGCAAATGCTGGTGCAGCCATAAAGGTTGCTGCTACTATTGATAATAATAGTTTTTTCATAAAACATCCTTTTTATATTATTTTGCGTTTAGGTCATACCACACGCAAAGATTATTTATACAATCAAACAAAATCAGTTTCCTATTTTTGGTTAACTAAAAAATAATGCTTTAGCGTTTCCTGCTATGATCATAAAACACGTTATTATGTGTAGTGCAATCCAAAAAGTACGGAATGCTAATGCTCTCCGTACTTCTTGTTGGGTGATGGGTAAGAACTCTGGTTTGTCGTCGTCAGTTACACCTATTGGCATACCAACAGTTCTGGCCCAAAATTTAAGCCATCGCCGCTGACCACTCATTACATTGAGTTCTTCTTTTCAATGATTTCTTTTCTACGATCTTTGGTTAGTTTACCTAAATCGCCAAGTGCTTTTCTAGCTCTTGTTGCAGCCGCCTTTACACCTTTCTCTTCGAAAGTTGCATGCTCTGCCAAATAGTTATTGTACGCTTGTACAATTTCTTCATGTGTTGCCATAATGCTCTCCTGTATTATAGTTACAAATTTATTTAATAGATCTGCGTTTAAGGGGTGTTAAAAGTGGTTTAGGCTGGATCGCCAACTTTTACGTTGGCACTACCTGTTGCGGCATCGCCACATGTAGCAAGGTCACCTGCATTAACAACAGCAACTCCGCCAATGAATACATTGTTAGAACCTGCTATCATAGTTGGTCCGGCATGATCGCCTGACCCGTGACCTTCTACATCGTCGCCGTTAACAATGACTAGTTCGCTATTTGCGAATACAGTTGCTTGGCTCGGAATTAAATCTCCGCCTGCTGTATCATTGTTACGACTAATACCAGGCATCTAAGTTACGATGCCTGTAGTTTGTTCAACATACTGTTTTGAAATTTCTTCAATAGTCGAGCCTGTTGTCATTACGTTTGTTTGTTTGAACGTCATAACTTGGTCGTTTGTTGTGCTGAACATATAAGGTGCTAGAGCAAGTCCTTGCTGACCCATAACAATAGCCATTGGCTTTTTGATGTCATAGCCGCTTTCGCTCTCTGCTTCTAGTCTTCCAATTATTTCTTCGCCTGTTGAGAGTTTTAATGAAATAACATCTCCAACAGCGATTGGTTTTTTAAGTAACATTATAATGTGTATCCTGTACCATTGAAGTTGGTGTCTTCAATATATTTTAATAAATCTGTGTAGCCGCCAATGTTCTCACCATTGATTTGTATTTGCGGTACACTCCTTGCGCCTGGCACAGCCTCTAATAAATCTTCTAACTGTACATCAGTGCCAATCATCTTCACTTCGTAGTTGATATGCATTGCGTCTAACTTTGCTTTTGCTTTGTCACAAAACGGACATTGCGGTTTGCTCCATACTACAATATTTGTCATAAACTAAATCCTTTAAGTGACTCTTCACTTACGTCTTGTTTAATACCACCAATAACATAAGACTCTACTTCAGTCTCTTGTGGGGCTACCTGCAAGCCTGAACTACTCAACCAATGTGTAGTCCACGGTAATGGGTTAGTGTTTACAGGTTGGTCAAAGATTGCATCTAATCCTAATGCTTTTAATCGTCTGTTAGCAATATACTCTACATACTGATTAAGTAGTGTTGCATTAAGTCCAATCATTGAACCATCTTTAAACAAGTACTCCGCCCATGCCTTTTCTTCTGCTACACAGGTACGCCACATTTCGTACACTTCTTCTTTACACTCTTTAGCAATCTTAACCATTTGTGGATCGTCTTTGCCGTTAGCCCAGTTCTTAAGAACATGTGTGCTAAGTGCCAAGTGTTGTGCTTCGTCACGTGCAATTAATGAAATAATCTTTGCTGATCCTTCCATTAGTTTTAATTCGCCAAAACCAAATGTACATGCAAAACTTACATAGAAGCGAAGTCCTTCTAGGATATTTACATTCATCATAGCCAAGTAGAGCTTCTTTTTGACATCTAGCATACTACCTTCACCGCGATGATTGTAAGCGTCTGCCGCTTCTGTAAATGCATCATAGTTCTTAGTAACAGCTTCTGCACGTTTAAGAATCTCTTTGTCGTCTAAGATAGTATCAAATACTTCACTTGGGTCTGGATACACATTTTTCATAATATGTGTATACGAACGTGAGTGGATAGTTTCAAAGAAGTCCCAAGTAACAATACAACCTTCTAGCTCAGGCAATGATACATGCGGCAAAAATGCTAGGCATGGACCACGTCCTTGTACGCTGTCAAGTAATGTTTGATACTTTAAGTTTGCTGTAAAGATATGCTTCTGCTCAGGGCGGAAGTTAGCATAGTCTGCTCTATCTTTTTGCAACGAAACTTCTTCTGGTCTCCAAAAGTATCCAAGCATGGTTTGATTTAGTTTATCAAACACAGGAAATTTGAATACATCATATCGTTGTGTGTTTTGATCTGCTCCAAAGAACATATTTTGTTTTGTAAAGTCAACCTTATCAGTGTTGAATACTGTTTTTGCCATTTTAAACTTTCCTTATCCTATGTAGCAATGCTACTATCTTTTCTTTTGTTTGTCAACAATTAAATTGCACATGCTTCGCAGGCTTCTTCATCTTCTTCGGCGCCCATGGGTAATTCTACTTGTGTTTCTTCTTCCAGTTCACTTGGATCTGTTTTGTAATCATAAGTGTTCTGATAGTAACTAGTTTTCCATCCTAACTTGTAGGTGTTTAGTAAGTCACCAATCATAACACTCATAGGCACTTCATTATTTTCAAAGTGCGTAGGGTTATAACTCCAGTTGCCGCTTATAGCTTGGTCAAAGAACTTCTGCATCACAGCAACAATATTTATATATCCTGTGTTGTTAGGCATATCCCATAACAAGCTGTAGTGGTTCTTTAGAGTTTGGTATTGGGGAACAATCTGCTTAAGAGGCCCCTTCTTTGATTTTTTAGTGGACAAGTAGCCTCTAGGTGGTTCGATGCCGTTTGTGGCATTTGACACAACGCTGCTACTCTCCGATGGCATCTGTGCGGACAATGTCGAGTGTCTAAGTCCGTGTTCCTGTATGCTAGAACGTAGGCTATCCCAATCATAATTTAACTTTCCTTTTACTACATCATCGACATCTTTCTTGTAAGTATCAATAGGAAGAATGCCGTCGGAGTATTTAGTACGGTTAAAGTATTCACATGCTCCTCGCTCCTGCGCTAAAGTGTTGCTGGCTTTGAGCAAGTAATACTGAAACGCTTCTGACAAGTCATGTACTAACTTCCATGCTTTAGGATCTTCATACTTAACATGCTGACGAGCTAGATAGTGTGCTAATCCAATGTAGCCTACACCTAGTGAACGTCTTGCTTTTGTGCTAATTTCTGCCGCTTTAATTGGATACTTTTGATAATCAATAATTTCTTCTAATGCTCTAACAGCCAGCTCACATAGTTCTTCTAAGTCGTCTAATGATCTTAGTGTACCTACGTTAATAGCACTAAGGATACACAAAGCAATTTCACCTTCTGGATCATCAATGTGTTGTAGTGGCTTTGTTGGCAGAGTAATCTCTTGACACAAGTTACTCATGTATACTGTGTCTTTGAATGAACTGTGTGTATTAGCATGATCCACATTCATAATGTAGATACGTCCTGTTTCAGCACGTTCTTTTACTAATGCACTAAACAATTCCATTGCAGGAATAGTTTTCTTTTTAATGCTTGTAGCACGTTCATACTTTTCATAAAGCTCTTTAAACTTGTCTGCATCACCAAAGTATGCTTCGTACAAACCTGGTACGTCATGTGGTGAGAAAAGAGTTATTTCGCCGCCGGATAACAACCTTTCATACATAGTTTTGTTTAACTGTATGCTGTAGTCTAGTTTACGTACACGGTTATCTTCTGTACCTTTGTTGTTCTTTAGTACAAGGATGTCTTCAATCTCTTGATGCCAAAACGGGAAGTGTGTAGTAGCACTACCGCCACGTACCCCATTCTGTGTACAACAACGTACTGTGCTTTCAAACTTCTTTAGGAAAGGAATGATACCAGTGTGCGCCACTTCTCCGCCACGTATCTTTGCGTTGACTCCGCGAATCCTACCAGCATTGATGCCAATGCCTGCACGTTGAGCTGTATAGCGGCCAATAGCCATATCACTAGCAAAGATGCTGTCAAGAGTATCATCACTGTCAACAAGAACACAACTTGCAAACTGGCGTACAGGGGTCCTGACACCTGCCATGACTGGGGTTGGGATATTGATTTTAAATAGTGAGGTCGCATCGTAGTATCTCCTTACGTAGTGCATACGTGTTTCTGCTGGATAGTTAGCAAACAGTGTTGCCGCAATCATCATATACATAAACTGAGGAGTTTCAAATATTTGTCCATTAGAACGATCCTGGCAAAGGTATTTGTCAACTACTTGACGTAGCCCTGCATAGGTAAAGTTTTCATCACGTTTATGTTTTATGTAACTATCAAGTGTAGCAATTTCATCTGCTGTATACTTTTCAAGTATCTCAGGATCATATACTTTACGCTCGATATTAAGTTCTATGTTTTTTTGTAGTGTAATTGCATTGTACTCGCCGAATACATCTTTGTTTACACCATAGCTTAATAGTCTTGCCGCGGCATACTGATAATTTGGATTATCCAAACTAATCAAATCATTAGCACTTCTTACTAAAATTTCTTGTATGTCACTTGTTGGCATGCCATCATAAAATTGTAAATTAGCATTCATTTCAATTTGACTACTACTTACACCAGCTAAACCTTCACAAGCAAATTCTACTACCTTGTGTATTTTATCAATGTTGATTGGTTCTTTTTTGCCGGATCGTTTTACGATTTGAATCCCGTTGGACATATTGTTCTCCTCTATCATTCCTATTAAGTTTTATATTTATTGCAACCCAGACATGTGATACTCACGTTGCGAAATTATTGTTTCTGGAAGATCAGACTTGGCAATATGAGTGTCTGGTTCATAGCCAATTATCCTATCTTCGATTAGTAGTAGATAGTAAGTTTCGTTGTCTTCCCTATCTGTACAGATATGTATCTCTGCAGGAGCCTGTTTAAAGCGGTCTGTTAACTGTAGTGAATAACACATTCCTAATACAGTACAGAAGGAACAATATTGATTCTCAGAAATCAGTTCCCAAGGTTGAGGCCATATTTTTTGATCCCAAGGGTCAGTATGAATACTAACTTGAGGCACACTTTGATACGTGTCAATTGTGTACTGTAGGGGATCTGGGTGGCTTTCTAACTCTTGTCTGAAGTCATGCCAGGCCTGGAGTCTTACTGAATATTTTTCACCAAACATTAAACTTAACTTCGTGTACGTATTTTAAAAGTTAAATTTCCTGAGTCTAATTGGTTAGTATATTTCACCTGAGCACTCCATGCAGATTCTAACTGGTTTAATGTTGCACTAAATTCTAGGCTTTGGCCTAAACTATCTAGTCCGCTAATATCATAATCATCCATAACGCTTACGCTATTGTTCTCTCTATTTACTAGTACAGTTAAAGTACCTGATCTAGAAAACACAATGCCAGCTCTGTCTGTCTTATACCAGTAGTCAATGTCAAATGACTTACTTGTATCAGCGGGCAACCTAAACAAGAGTTGAGGTGTACCTATTTGGCTTAGTTCAACTTGCTCAGTATATTCGTGTTCATAGAACGCGGGTCCTTCAACCTCAGGTATATATGGCTTGTTAACTATATACGCCTGATTAATACTAAGATTATACGTTCTATCGAACTCATTGTCAACTGAAATGTTGCCTGATTCGCCAAATTTTATTATACTGTGAGCAACAGTTGATTCACTACCGCCATTGTTGCCCACACTAGGACCAAATCTATTATTGATGCTAGAGTTTCGTGTGCCGTTTGCAATATGTATTGCTTGTTGCTCAACGTTTTCAAAATAACATTCTCTAATGTTATTGTCGGTAGCGTTTGATTGACCAATAGTAGGTGTTACACCTAGCTCAATGGCCTTTGTAATGCCATAGAACTTACATGAGTCTATCTCATTACGTGAAATATTATGATTACTAACTATTGCTTTACCAATGTTAACAAACTCACAGTCAATAAATCTATTAAACTCTGATCTTACAGCGTCACTCTTGCTTCTAATTACTATAGCAGGGTTTGTTGTAGTTGCTGTTAGTTTGTTTGCTTGGAATTGTACGTTGACGAAACGACTGTCACGGCAACTATTAAGTTGCAACAGTGTACCATCATTGCTTTCTGTTTGTAAAGTACAGTCTCTAAATTCAATATATCTTGAACTGTTTGCATATGTTATTGTTGGGTCATCGTAGACTACAGCAGTATTAACAACACCATCATATGTTGAGTCGCTTGCGATTGTTTTAAACATTGTAAAATCGCCTGTCTTAATAAAGATAGTTTTGTCTTTACCTGCACCAGCAATAGTTGCAAAAGGAGGAATATTAATTGTAGAACTTATTCTGTAAGTTCCTGGTTCCACATGTAGTATTACTCTGCTCTGTGGATTGTTTCTTGTTGTAGGCTTTAGATAAAGTTCGTACAGTGCCTTTTGAAGTGCTACAGTAACATCTGATCCGTCACCTGCACAACCAAATGAACGTACACTTACTATGTCATCTAGTCTTGCATTAAGAGTACGCTCAACAGCAATACCTTCGCCAGTATCAATGGAGCCTTTCTTATATGCATAGGTGCCGACAAGTTCGAATATGTCATCATGTTCTGTTAGTATCTTTGAATTACCAACAGCAGGAGCGCCTTCTGCTACAGAACCGTTACCAATGTAAAGTTCTTGTTCGTCAACAGCCCAGCCAAATTCACCACCAGCAAGTTGTGGGATTCCTGATCCTTGATTTGCTTGTCCCCTACGGACTTGAATACGACTGATTTGTACTACGGCCACTATGTTCTCCTAAGTTTTCCTCTACAATGTATTTATGCTTGTTTCTCATAATACATTTCACAACGCTTCCACCACTCTTGAGCCCAATCGTCAAACTCGTCTGGCCATATATCAAACTGTTGATATTCTAAGTCACGTGAACACATAAACACATGTCCTTCACGTATGTCTGTGCCGTGTACTTCGTTGTGTGCTAGAGCATATGCTGTTAACTGTAGATAGTAGTCATACACCCATTCAGGTTTCTTAGGTTTGTTAGTTTGTTTGAAATCCATTATGCATGGCTGTCCTTTGTATTGTCCTACAAGGTCAGTTGTTCCTGCATAGATGCCAGGTACATATAAAGGAACTTCTGATCCCCATATCTCATCTACATCGCCCATTGCTTCGTCACGTATAACACTTGCCATTGCATGAGCTTTTTGTGCATAAGGATTACTACCACAAGTAGGCCATTCGCCAAACTCTATATAGTCCTCAAGGTATTTGTGCATACGTGTACCCACGCCTGCAGCTTCGGTTACAATCTCTTGTGCTTTTGCTTCACCTACACGCTTGCGCCAAGCAATCAAGTGCGACTTATCTTTTGTTGCATCTAAGATAGTTGTTACACTTGCTACTGGTACACCGCCAGGTGCGGCATACTTACGTTTGCCGTTGACTTCAACTCGCTTGAGTCTTTCGTATTTGTATTTTTCGATGATTAGTGACATTAATAGGTTCCTTTAGAGTATTGTACTACAATAACTATGGAATGTCAACCTATAAGTCGCTTAGATCAGTTGCTCTTTTTGCCATGTCGCCTACTGTGTCAGTAGAGCTTGGTTCAGTGCTACCCAGTTGATCCATTGAGCTATCATTAATAGTTACCCCATTGGGGTCAAACTTAACTAGCTTCTGGAGTTGTGGATTAGAATCGTATGTTTCTTTGAATGTGTTGTAATCAAACTGTGGAACGCCTGCTTTTTTCATATAGCCGTTGAGTTTATCCCAACTAACAGTTGTTCCAGGTTTAATTGTTTTGATAATTTGTACTAAGGTACCAGACTCGTCTAAGGCTTCAGCTATTTGAGCTTTTTTTTTGAACGCTCTACACTTTCACGCTTTTCACGACCAGCTTCTTCTTCTCCGCCTGCCGCAGCATCGTCTGCACCAAAGTCATCGCCCATGTCCATGTCCATGTCGTCTGCTGGTGCTTCCGCATCCATATCCATATCGTCTGTTGGTTCCATGTCACCCATGTCACCCATCTCGTCGCCCATAGGTTCTTCAGCGCCGCCTTCACCTGTTAGTTGTCCAACACCATTTGTTAGTGCAACACGAGTAGTTTCCATTACTTCGTACATTTGCTCTAGTGCAGGCTTAACAGTATTTACAAATGACTCGCTTTGCTCACTACCCATTTCGTCACGGATAGCATCTGCTAGTTCAAGCATTGATTCTGTTTGCATTTCTGCTGTGTCTTCCATCCAACCTGTTACACGGTCTACCATGTCTTTGGCTGCCATTACTAATTCTGCTTTATCTTCTTCGCCTTCAGTAATAGTTGCTTCAAGTACAGGCTCGTCAATGTCACCTCTTTCAGAAATTTCAGCGTTAAGAACATCTAGGAAAAGTTTTGATTTTTGATACGCTGTTGTTTGAGTTGAATTGAAACTTTCTTTTGTTTCTACTTGACTTAGTTGTGTTCTAAGTTTGTTCTGAGCATCTTGTAATTGCCCAAGTGTAAATTCTTCTAAGTTTAGACGCTGGCCAAACTTCTTAGCAAGACTTTCATTTAAAGCCTTTGCTGTAATTGGTTTTGAAATTTCTCTTATGTTCATTGTTCAACTTTCCTATGTGTTGTTCTTTGTATATTTATTTATCTCTTAATACAATATAATGTCATCCAGTTGCGACTTTATGTCTCTTGCTATACTATAACTTATGTCAAATCTAGTTGATAACACATCATATTTGATATCGTCTTTTGTAACTTTCATGTTGTGATTGTAAAATACACAATCTTGATAGTGTTTGCTTAGTATATCATCTAATCTATTTACTGTAGCACACAAACGATCTACGTTTTCTTCATCATTTGCACTAGCATTTACTTTTGCATATGCTACCGCACTAGTCTTTGCAAAGAACTTGCCTACTTGGCTGTTCTCTTTGCTGTCATACACTAGCCATGCTCTTGCACGTTTGCTATATCTTATAATGTAGTTCTTGATACGTATACTGTTACCATTCACTATAGGAAGTGGGTAATCATGTATTTTACTGTTGATTAAACTTTCAAGCCTACTAGCCAGTTCCGAAGTCATTTTGCACCACCATTACAATATTGTCTTTCAGTATTTTACTTACTAGACTTTTCCTTATCAAGTTCTCAATTATGACTTGTTCTCTAGGAGAAAAGCCTTGTAAAGGTTGCACAGGATTTACTTTTTCTAATACCTCTGCTTCCTCGTTTGAAAGAGCTATACTAAAACTCTTTATTAACTCGTTTAATTTCACTGTCCTGGTGTTGCGAAAACCTTGTCGCCCTTTTTGACTTGTGTTGCTGGATTGGCTTTCGCGCCCGGTTGGGGCTTTTTGTTTATTGTGACCTTTTTAGTCTTAGGATCTTTTTGTAGTGCTGTAGGATTCTTTTTAAGATCAATAATGGTTTTGGTGCCGTCCATATTGTCTACTTCTGCGCTTTGTCCTGGCTTGAGGTTTTTAATAATTGAAGGTTTGCCGCCTTGCATTTCTGTAATTTCATTAATTTTCATTTTATATCCTCTTGGCCTTAGACTGTTTACGTCTAGTCCTTACACCTTTGTTGACTCTAGGCAATCTGCTTGATGCTGGATTTGCCCTTTTAGTTCTTGCTATTTTAACTGCTTGACGCTTTGCGCCTGCTCGTTTTGTTTTCTTAAGAGTAGTTGCTTTCTTGATACTCTTTGGCGCCGTACATGTTGACATCTTTGCAACGATACGACCTTTGCGTGGACCACTGTTACATCTATACCTACGAACATTTTTGCCACCTTTGCGGCCGTAAATGCTAGTTGCACCTTCGTCTATAGTTGTAGTTATCAACTCACTCAAGTACATTACAGTCTCTTTGGTCTACTTGCTTTATTAAGAGCTGCTACTCTGCGGCTTGCTGAACTTACTCTTTTAGTCTTACGTGCCTTACGTGCCATTTTAGCACCAAGCCTTGCTTTTGTAACTTTTAGTTTCAAACGCTTCTTCATGTCAGGCTTTGCAAAACACTGAGCAATATTAGAAACAATACGTCCATGTCGCCTTCCGCCCGCACATCTAAACTTACGCACAACCTTGTTGCCGCGTTTAGCCCAAGCCATTTTGGCTTCGGATAGATCATCAAGTGGTAAGGTAATCTCTCTTAATAACATATAGTTATTTAGTTGATTATTAAACGTTTAGTAGTATTACGACTATGGTGGAAAGTAAACCAGCTACGATTGTGCCGGCTGTGCCTACTAGCACTTTGGTCATTGACTTCTGACCATCGGTGATATCTTTGTGAATGTGTTCTACTTTGTCTTCTATCTTTGAAAGACGTGACTCAAGTTGTTCATATCTTTCTTGACATAAATCAACGTGTGCTTCTAAGTTTTTCTTTTCTAGGCTGGTGGCCATCTATTATCTCCGTGTATCCTGCTCAAGGATGTTGTTAAGTAAACTCGTAGTTAGCCTTAAAATAGATGCCTGTTTGTTTTGTTGTATACTTTTATTTATCATATTTCTTCAAAATATATGTTCTTATACTTCTTATTTGTAGACTGAAAAACATTATTTTTGAACACAACACTTTCATCTAAATCGCTTATAAAGGGCACTAAATCAAAGTCTTCTTTAAGTAACGCTGTTTCTAACGAGCCCTCACGCTCTACTTCAAACTCAATTGTCCAAACTTTTTGTTTGTCTGTGTAAGTTGAGCCAAAGTATTTTGTAGATTCTTCTGCATCTGTAACAACAACCGATATAGGATTACTACGCAACCCTAGTGTGTTGATTACTGTCATGTAGTTTTGATGTTGATTATACATATACCTATCCTCAGTTCTACGAGCATAGGTTGGTGTAATGTCTACAAGTGTTTTTAATATAAAACGCATGTTAATACTTATAGCCATAAAAAAAGGCCCACTTAAAAAGTGAGCCTTTTGATGTGACGCCTTTATAACATCACGGTTCCTAAAGGTAGCTAGGAATTATGCTAAGTCGCCTGCTGTTAGTGTGATTTCAGCTACAGTTGATGTTACACCTGTTGCTGTATCTACTAATGCTTTAACAGCTGCTGCAACGTCTGAATCAGTGTTACCTGAAACATATGCGTTTGCTGTTGCTGCGTCTACCATTACTACAACAATGTTGTCTGCTCTTTCACCAACGTGAACAACTGACATTTGAGTTTGGATTGCACGAATTGCTTTTGCGAAGGTACCTTCTGTAAAAGCTGCTACGCCATCTGCTGATGCTGTATCTGCTGTTGCTACGCCTGTTCCTGTAATCTTAAGGATGATTGGATCATATCCATAAAAACTACCTGCGGTTGTTAAACCATTTACTTTTGCTTGTATTGCCATTTTATTTCTCCTGTTTATATAAAATTGAAGAGTATTACCTCTTCGGCTCTAATGACACTATCCGTAAACTCTTTACGAAGTGCTTATTATTATTTAGCCTTTTTATAAAAAAATACTGGTTATGAGCCCTTTTTGGCTCTCTGATGTAGTAATTTAAGCATTTGAACGTATCCTGGGCCTGCTGTAACAATATCATCCAGTAGTTCTAGTGCAGGAACAAAGCCTTTTACCATTGTACTAGGTACGCTTTTGCCGTCAAGTGCTAGTTCTAAGAACTTTTTAGTGAGCATCATATTACGTTGACCTACAATCATTCTATATAGAGCTAGGTCTCTTGCTTCAACACGCTTTTCAATACGGTCAAATGCACCTTCATCTAGCTCTTCTAGATCGTTAAAAACTAACTGTAGTTCTTCTAACTTACCAAGTAACTCAGCTGACTCTTTGTCAGGCTGTATCTCAGTATCGTTTTCTAATGCCCTAAGAAAGTCCATTACTTCTTCTTACGTAAAATATTTAGAATAGATATAAGACCTTCTGAGTCTTGAATTTTCTTTTGAAGTTGTAGTTTTTGCGCTGGCTTGCCACCTGGGCTTTTAAGTGCTTTAAGTATTGCTACTGCTTCAGGACGTTCAACTCTAATCTTTTTGTTGTCAGAAGTTACAACACTTCTTACAGGATTTTTAATATCGTCGTCTTCTTCCGAATCTTCAATTCTCATAAGCTGGACTTGCATAGGCTCACCTTTAAGTTTGACTGCTACACTGTCATCGTCTTTGTCTAATTCTGATCCATGCGGGTCAAGACCTGGACGGTAATCCATATCAAAGTCTGCTTCTAAAATTAATTCATTAATTTTCATTTTATTTTCCTTTTAGTTTGGTTGCCATCTAGCTCGTGGCACCAGTTTTACTTTTGACTTCTGAGCAACGTAACCTTCGCCCCCTTGCTCATCGCCTGTTGATGCTTTGATATCTGCATCCGCTCCATCTAGTTGTGTAATGATGTCATCCTTTGCAATCATTATTTGTTTTACTAAACTAAAGATTGCTGGCAAAGCCTCTGGATTGCTTTCATTCATTGCCGCTAGTTTTGCCTGTTGTCCTTGACTGACCTTGCTTGTTTTAAGCCAATCAAAAAATCCGTTTTCTATATTATCTATCTGCTGTGTGCGAGTCATATGATTCATATAGGTATAAATGATTGCTGCTGGATTACTTAATCCTTGTACGCCTGCTAAGAACTTATCTATATGTCCAGCATGTGCATTTACTTGCTTACGTATTTTATCTGTTTCTTTTGTGTTAACGTCTGGCTGATGCGAAACGTATGTTTGTCCTAGTACAACAACATCTTTGTTGTTAAGCTCGCCTGTTTGTTGTATAGGTTGTCCTGACTTATCTCCAAAGTCATCGTAACGTGTGTGTACAGTAACGCCTACTTTGCTTTGTGCAATACGTTTGCCTATGTCACTGTTTGCATCTACAGTATATGTAACTTTGTTAGGTGTAAACTGTATCTTGCCGTCTTTGATTACAAATGGCTTACCTGGATGATACAACAAGTCACCGTATACATATTCATTTACACTAGGTGGTGTTGCGTTTTTAAGTACATTAAAAATAGCACCCATGTCGTTACCAAACTTCTCACGCCACTCTTCGCCTTTGCCTGAATTCTTAATAAAGTTTGCAAGGTCGTCTGCACTTTTACTTTTGTTTCTGCCCCATCCGTTTTTGCCTACCATTACAAATGTTCCGTCATCTTCTCTACCCCAATAGATAGTAGGATTACCGTCCCATTTAATTGCAACGTCTGAACTGTCAGTTCCTAAGTTGTCTAGTATGTCTGCGGCTTTAAGTGCGCCTTTGGCACCGTCAACAAAAACAAGGTCTTCCAAGTGCTGATATTCTCTACCAACCTTGGCCGCTTCAGTTAACGTGTGTCTAAACTCTGTAAATCTCATCTTGGAAGTAACTCTTTAATTCTACGTAACTGTTTTTCGCCTAGTGTTTCTACGGCTACCTTTGATTTCTTCCATGGATGATTTGGATCGTCTTTTGCTTCTAACTCATCTACTAGGTCTTTGGCCTTAGGACTCTTAGCAACCATTGCTTCAACTGACCCTAGGTCTTTTGCTTCAGCATCAGCACCTAAAAGTATTTTTGCTATCTTATCTAAGTCACTTGATATAAGTGAATCGTCTCTGCGATCTAATAGTCCTTTATATGCACTCCACTTCATGCCTTCTGGATGATTGTCGTTCTTAGTATTCTTTGCTAAGTCAGCAATTAGTATTTGCTTGTGTACACCTTTGTATGGTGAGCCCTGTGGTATATCGTGAACGTGAAACTTTTGTGCTGTTTCACCTTTGTCAACAACCATTATGTCTACTTGCTGTGCGCCGTTGCCTGCTGTCGTTTTAACATGAACACTTGTGCCGCTACGTTTAGTTTCATACCCTGCTTGTTGAAATAACTTTTCTAATTCTATTCTTGCATCTTTAGGAGTTTTAACATTAAAATGATTGAACAATGTACCTGCGTCAATAATCATATCAAGGTCGCCGCTTATTTTACCCGGTGTTGGTGAAGCGCCTGAGCCAATTGGCAAAGCCTTTGCACCTGTCTTTGTTGTTACAGAATTAATCTGTTTCATCATGTCAGGTATTATTTTATGATCAAACGGTTCTGTACCTTGGAATATGTTTCCACCTTCATTCAGTGTCATTATTTTTTCCTTCAATAATTCTTGCTATACTTCTTTTAAACTTTCTAGGATCGCCTGACCTTATACTGTTAAGAAAACGCCTTTCTAACTCAGCAGCGTTGTCTTGATCGTAAACACTGTGAATCATATTAAGCAAATTAATAGAGCTTTCAATTATGTTACTTGCTGTTGCTTCTATTAGAAGATCATCATTCTTAGGCCTACCTAAATTATTGAGTTCTTCTAATATACTTCGTGTCTTTTTACGCATTGTTCTAATTCCTATATGTGTATTTAGTTACAATAACAATAAATAAATGTACATAATGGAGGGCACCATGCAAGGTATAGAAAAACTAGGCTTTCTCGAACGTTCATTGTTATTTGCGAAACTGTCACAAGTAGCATATTATAACTTCGATGAAGCAAAAAAGCAAGCAAAAAAATTAGGATTTACAACAACAGAGTTTTATGATAGAAACGGAGCTCAAGCATACCGCTTTATGAATAAGACTGATCTAGTAATTGCTTGCAGAGGTACGCAACCTGCAGAGTTTAATGACATCAAAGCAGATCTAAAAGCCCTACCAGTTCTTGCAGAAACCATGAGTCGAGTACACAGAGGTTTCAAAGCAGAAGTTGATGAACTATGGCCAATGGTTGAGGAAGATGTTTTACGTAAAACAAATGTTACTAAGACACTTTGGTTTACAGGACATAGTTTAGGAGCAGCGATGGCTACTATAATGGCAAGTCGTTGCAAACATAATATCGAACTTAATGATCCGATAGAGCTTTACACATTTGGATCACCTCGTGTAGGCTGGAAAGGATATTGTGATAGTTTGTGTATTGAGCATCATAGATGGAGAAACAACAATGACATCGTTACTGATGTTCCTCCTGTGTTTATGGGTTATAGACATCACGGCACAAAACACTACATCAACGCCTATGGCCAAATCCGTAATTTAAAACTATGGCAACGTATCAAGGATAAGTTCCGTGGTTTGTGGATGGGTATTAAGGCTGGTAAGGTAGACTCATTTAGCGATCACAGCATTGACGAATACATCAAACACATTGAAACAGCGTTAGGAAAATAAACTACTAACGCTTTCTTCGTTTGATACTCTACGGATTGCTTCGCCAAACAAAGGCGCGACACTAACCTGTCGTGTCTTTTTACAGTTCTTAGGACAACGATCGTTGATACTATCTGTAACTACTAACTCCTCTAACACACTCTTTTCAACTTTGTTACATGCTTCGCCTGACAGTACACCATGTGTAATATAAGCACGAACTGACAATGCACCTGCGTCCATAATTGCTTTGGCCGCACTACATAGGGTTCCGCCTGAGTCAACAATGTCGTCGACTAGAATAGCATGTTTACCTTCTACGTCACCAATCAGCGCCATTACTTCGCTCTTGCCTGCTTCAGGCCTACGCTTGTCTACAATAGCAATGTCTCCGTGGAACATGTCTGCAAACTTACGAGCTCTAACAGCACCGCCTGCATCTGGTGATACAAATACTGTCGGCTCTTCTGTGTTAACTTTATACTTGATGTCTTTGGCAAATACTTTACGGCTTGTTAAATCGTCCACCGGAATATCAAAGAAACCTTGTATCTGTCCTGCATGCAGATCCATTGTTAAGATCCTGTCTGCTCCTGCTGTAACTAATATGTTGGCTACTAATTTTGCTGTAATAGGAGTACGGCTTGCACTCTTACGATCTTGTCTAGCATAACCGAAGTAAGGAATAACAGCAGTAATACGACTAGCACTTGATCGTCTTGCCGCATCGATCATAATAAGCAATTCCATTAAACTATCATTTACAGGTGATGATGTACTTTGTATAATAAACACATCCTCGCCTCTAACGTTTTCTTCAAACTCGACGCTTGTTTCTCCGTCTGCAAATGTTGATATTGTGGCTGGTACCAGTCCAGCAAAACAGTGTTCTGCAATATCTTGTGCTAATGCCCTATTGCTATTACCTGCGATTATTTTCATCTTCAAACTGTGTCCTTTCCTTTGCGGATAGTTAATTTGTTAGTGTCTGCATAGTATATATACAAACGAGTTAAAAGTCAAGAAAAAAGACGCCGAAACGTCTTTTTATGTTTATCCAAAGTCTCCGCTTACGTAGGCTTTAGTTTTTCTATGATTAGGATTGCCAAAGATTTTCTTTGTGGTACCTTTTTCTATGATCTCTCCCAAATGGAAGTACGCTGTTGTATCTGAAATACGTTTTGCCTGTTGCATATTGTGTGTCACAATAACAATGGTATAGTTCTTTTTCAGTTCAAGTATTAGTTCTTCAATAGCATTGGTTGAGATTGGATCTAGTGCTGAACAAGGCTCATCTAGTAATAGTATCTGTGGATCAACGGCAAGGCTACGAGCAATACATAGTCGCTGTTGCTGTCCACCACTAAGGCCAAATGCATTGTCGTGCAATCTATCTTTTACTTCATCCCAAAGATTTGCTTTCTTTAGACTGTCTTCTACGA